GTATTACACTTGCTGATAATGATCCTGGTAAAGTAAGAAAGACAAAAGATGAGATGAGATTAAACTATGATCTTATATCCGGTAAGTTTGATGAGAAGGATATAGACAGATCACTTAATCCACAAAGTCTTAAAGGAGTATATTTTCCTGGTCGTGTACAGAACTATCCTATAGAACTTACAAAACTTGATGTACTTAAAGGTGAAGAACTTTCCAGACCTTTTAACTGGTTTCTAAGAGCAACAAATGATCACGTTATAATACAAAAAGAAGAAAGAGAAGCTGAGGCAGTAAAAGAATATCTTACAAACACTATTGATAATCCTGATATATCAGAACCACAGATGCGTAAGGATCTTCAGAAGATGAAGAAATACTACAATTATGATTATCAGGATGAACGTGAAGAAATGGGTACAAGACTTCTACAGCATATATGGAAGACACAGAAAGTACCTTATCTTACTACTGATGCATTTTATGATATAGTTACAGTAGCAGAAGAAGATTATGCATGTGATATATTCCATGGTCAACCTACAAACAGAAAAGTATCTCCAAAAAATCTTACTCCATTTGGTTATGGAGAAAGTAATTATATAGAAGATAGTATGATTATAATAGAAGATCAGTACATGTCAACAGGTAGTGTACAGGATCTCTTTTATGATGATCTATCAGATGATCAGGTTAAACAACTTGATGAAGGTCATCTTGCTAATAAATGGGGTAATAACCTTGTTCTTGCAGGAGCAATGAATATGCAGGAAGAATATGCTATGCAGATAGGTACTCAGCTTGTACCGCTATCCTCAAAGGATATATGGCATTTCTCAGGTGGATTTGATGATAATGGTAATGTAAGAGTAACAAGAGTAGTATGGAAATCAAAAGTAAAAGTAGGAAAACTTACTTATTATGAAGATGGAGAAGAAATGCTTGATTACGTATCAGAAGATTATATACCTAATAAGTTATATGGAGAAAAGATAGAATGGGTATGGTTATCAGAATGGTGGCAGGGATATAGAATAGGAAATGATATATTTGTTAAGTTAGAGAGATTACCACGTCTTGGTATGACATTCACAAATCCTTCAAGAGTATTACCACCTTATGTAGGTACTATATATTCAATAGGTAATAAGGCATATGCTCTTGTTGACAGGATAAGACCTTACAAATATCTTTATAATATAACAATGACAAGAGCAGAGCTTACATCTGCTCGTAATAAAGGTAAGTTACCAGAGATGGACCTTGCAAGAGTACCAGCTGGATGGGAACCTGATATATGGCTTATGTATGCTGAGATGAATGGATGGTTTCTTTCTGATTCATTTAAAGAAGGTAATGAAGGTGCTGCAACAGGTAAGTTACTTGCTACACTTAATAACAGACAGCCTACTGTTCTTGATCTTGATTCATCAGGGGCATTAATGGCACAACTCGAATTTGCACGTTATATAAAGAATGAGATTAATGAGATCACCGGTATAACACCACAAAGAGAAGGTGCTATGCAGAACAGGGAAACACTTGGAGGTATAAACAGATCACTGCAACAGTCTACATTCATAACAGAACCTTATTTCTTTATACATGATAATACAAAACTAAGACTGCTTGAACTTAATCTTGAAACTGCAAAACATTGTTATAAGAATCAGGAATTCTCACTTAACATGATGGATGATGGTCTTATAGGAAAGGTGTTAAAGGTCAATGGTAAGATGATGGCAGAGACTGCTTATGGCATGTATCTAAGTGATGGTAAGGATGATGCTGAACTATTCCAGTTTATACGTCAATATGCACATGCATCATTACAGAATGATACAGCTAAGTTTAAAGATCTGTTTGAAATAATGCGTAGTAAGAGTATAGCAGCAGTAGGACGTAAGATGGAAGAGGCAGAGCAGGAACGTGTTGCTGAGAAAGACTATGATATGCAACAGCAGCAGCAGACACAACTATCAATGAACGAATCAAATATCAAATGGGAACAGATGAAGTTTCAACAGACTATGGAGATTGAAATGCGTAAGCTGGAGAATGAATTAGTCATTAAAGAAATGGAACTTGAAAACGCAAAAGAAGAAGCTATACAAAAAGGAGATATAGAAATACGTAAGATAGAAGCAACAATACAAGCATCAAAAGATAAACTTAAAGCTACTATGGAAACATTAAAACAGAAGAATGAAGAATTCTCTGCTAAGATGGCTATGGAACGTCAGCAGTTTAATGATGAGATGAAACTTAAGCGCAGTAAGAAAACAACTACTGTTTAGGAAAACATTAATAATTTTTGTATGAATATATTTTTTCTATAAAATATGAAGTGGTGATTATATTTTTTCGAAAAGAAAATTAATTGTAAAATTGTTTAACAAAAAAAAATTAGCAGTATGGCAAATGATGAAAACAAAACTCCCTTCGGTGGTCTGAACATACAGACTATTGAGTCCGGTCTGGGGATGATCATGCCAGGAAGTGGTGATCCTGGTGGTGATAAGAAAGATACGGAAAAGAACCAGAACAAGGCACCAGCAACTGGTGCAGATTACTTTAATCAGAAAATGATGATTCCGGAAACGGAAGATGAAATACGTCAGTTTCAGCAGAAAGATAGTAAAGGTGGTAAGTCAAAAGAAGGAAATGAGGAAGTAACAGATCCCGAAAAGAATAAGGGTAAAGGGGGAGAGGATGTTATTATTGACGAAGATTCACCACTTTATCTCCATGCTGCTACACTTCATGAAGAAGGCATTCTCCCCACCCTTGACCTTAATGAACTCAAAGGTAAACCATTTAATGAAGCCATGCAAGTACTTCTTACTAAGCAGAAGGAGTACATAGATGGTGGAAGAAGTGAATACCAGAATTCATTAAGTGAAAGACAAAAAGAATTCCTTGAAATGATCGAACTAGGAATACCTGAAGAACAAGCAGAAAATACATTCCGTTATGAAGATGCTTATTCTAAACTTACAGATCAGGTACTTGCTGATAATGAAGAGCTGCAGAAACAGGTAATAGTACAGGCTCTTAAACTACAAGGACTTAATGATTCAAAAATAAAGCTTTTCCTTAAAGCCGCTGAGACAGAAGAACGCGTATTTGAAGAAGCAAAAGATGCACGTGATGGAATCAATGCATATATAGCTAATGAAAAGAAACGTGTTATTGATGAAGCAAAAGTTGAACAGGAAAGGAGAGATCAGGAAGAAGTAAAGTTACAGGGTGATATCAAATCTACCATTGACAAGATTGATGAGATTTTGCCGGGAATAAAAGTCAGTGCTAATGAAAAGACTGCACTATATAATTCCATGACAAAGCCTGTTGATACAAAAGTTGTTGATGGTAAAAGAATTCCTGTCGATCTTGTTAATAAGACAAGAGATAAAGACAAGATAATGTTTGATATCAGACTGAAATACTTTATTCAGCTTGGTCTATTTGAAGATAAAGCAGACTTGTCCAGAATCATGAAGAAAGTAACTTCCAGTAATGCACAGAAACTAGCTGAAAAGCTCACAGAGGAAGCAGCTGCCGGTGCAGATAAAGGAATTAAATTTGAGAAAGGACAAAAGAAAGACGAGAAACAGAAAATTATTTTTCCAACATTTAAATAAACTATTGAGCTATGAAACTTATTTCACCACTTCAGGAGTATGAACCGAAGGATTTCAGTGGTATCGTGACCACGAATCACCTTGGTGCTTTGTATCAGGAAAATCCTACTGAGACATCCAATCTGGTTACACTCATGTATCGGGCAAACAAAGGCTATAACTTTGGTCAGATACTAAAGCAGTTCACACCTTTCTATTGTAAAACTGATGCTGACTTCAGATGGCGTCTACAGGGAGATGCAAGGAAAAATGTTCCTCTTGTATCATGTCTTGTTAACGGATCAGCAGTAGCTGTTACGTCTAAGGCAGGTCTTGCAGGCACGCGCTTCCAGCTTATATTTCCTGAGAGGTATTTTTCAGATACCAATATTATAGTAGGTGAGAAGAATTCCGTTTATCCTATTCGTATTGTAAGCATACCTGAGCCTTATGGAGCAGGAATGTGGCTTTACACTTGCGAACTTTTCACTGGTGATCAGAATCTTTATATTCCTTATGAAGAACTGGTAGCTGGTAAGAAATTTTCAAAAGAATGGAGTATTGTATCAAAGATTCTTTCTGTAAAAGGTGGTACACCTAACTACACCAGTCCATTTGCAATGAAAAACGTATTCTCCATGATAAGAATGGAAGATACAAGGCCGGGTAACATGATCTCACGTCCTGTTGCTTTCTCATGGCCTGCAGTTGATGAGAATGGTAGTGTTAAGTATATGACCACTTGGACACAGTATGCAGACTGGGAATTTGAAATGCAGTTCCAGGATATGAAGGATAAGCTTATCAACTTTGCGACACTTAACAGAACTGATGATGGAAAATTTCTGCAGAAAGATATCTCCGGATATACTATTGAGCAGGGAGCAGGTCTTGAACAGCAGATCGAATCATCTAACATATCATTTTATAACGGATATGAACTTGACATCAAATGGCTTACTGAGCATATCATGGACCTTACAGACAATGAAAAAGGTTATGGTGAGACACGTAGGGTTATTATGAGGACTGGCAAATGGGGAGCTTATGCATGGCATCTTGCTCTTAAGGATTATTCTATGCTCTATACTCCACTATCAACAGATAAATTTATCTATGATGTAAATGGTGGATTTGGGCTTAAAGATAATTTCCTTGAATATAAAGGTCCTGATGGCAGTATTATAACAGTACTTGTTGATGCTGCTTATGATGACAAGGAACGTAATAAAGTTATGCATCCGTCAGGTAAAGGGGTTGCTAAATCATACGAATACCAGATTCTCAAC